GCCCAACAATTGATTCAACGTCCTGTATCTACAGAAGAAGTTTATGCTCGTTCAGGATTAACTCAACCTAATCAAGAAACTCGTCCTGATTATATGCCTATGGATGAAATTCCTTCTGAAACTGTACAGACTACTCCTATAGCAGAAGATAAACTTCCTGAAGTATTTGATCCTGAAGGATCTGATTATGATATGCAGTCTGCTGTAGCAGCAGGAATGAAACCTGAGATTGATCCTACTGATGGTAAACCTCATTGGGGATCTGTTATAAAAACTAGTAAAGAAGATCAAGAAAAGTATAATTTACCTGAAGAAAGCTATATGTTACTTAAAGGTAAGTCTCATGAAACATGGGATAAAGCAGTTAAAGGTGAAGAAGACCGAGGATTTAAAATAGAAAAACATGGGGATAGATACTTTTCTGTACCTCAAGAAACAGAAACACAAGGAGTTAATTTAGATGAAGAACCAATACAAGAGAAGCTTATATATGATGATAGGCTTACTCCTGATGATACTACTAAACCCAAAGCTAAAGCCCTCAGTACTAATGAAGAGTTCATTAATGACTGGGGGATAACATACCAAACAGATAATGATCCTGTAAAAAATAAAAAAGCATTAGAACGATTAAATAGTTTTAATGGTGAAATTAAACCTGAAGCTACTACTGCTATGCAGGTAGCAGGAGCAATTTTTGATGGTGATAAGAATATAACAAGTGATCAGATTATAGATTACTTAACTAAAGTAGGTATTGTAGAATCTAAATTTAATACTAAAAAACAAAAAGGTGGTGGTCCTGCTAGATCTTATTGGCAAGTAGAACCTTCTACAGCACTAGACTTATCTAAAAACTCTAAAGCTTTCTTTGGTAATAAGTTTAATACAGCCTTTAAGAAGTATGCTAAGGATGGAGAAACAGCTATAGAATCTTTATCTAAAATGTCTAAGGAAGAGATAAGTCAGTTGTTATTAGATGATGATAAGTTAGCAGCTTCTTTTGCTGCTGCAAAATACATAGCTACTCGATAAATGTATCCGATTAATCTGTGGAGTCTGGGTAGTAGTATCTCTCTACTANNTCTTTGGGAAGATAAATATGGTTTTCGTGAAGACACGACCAATCATTCTTTGGATAGTGACGAGCAGCATATTCAAAAGCAGACTCACAATTAACAAAATGCCCTACGTATTGTGGGGGTGTGATCTCTCTACTGACATCAAACATAATAACTAGTACGTATTCAAGAGCCATCTTTTTTCCAGTACACGTGATCAATACCTGCTGCAGCATTAAGATAACGTGCTATAGTAAATAATAAATCAGATAGTCTATTTAGATAACGTAATGTAATAGGATTTATATCAGTTAATTTATGACAGCTACGCTCTGCTCTACGACACATAGCTCTAGCTACATGTATTTGAGCTGCTGCTTTGCAGCCACCTGGTAATATAAACTCTCGAAGTATGTCTAACCTGCTTGTTAAATCATCTATAGTTTTTTCTAAGTATTGAACTTGAGATTCTTTTGTAGTAACAGCCATTAGTGTAGCTATTTCTGCACCTATATCGAAAAGGTTATGTTGTATTACATGTAATACATCACATACTATCTTAGGAACTTCTTCTGTTAGTGATAGCCCTATAAAAGAATTAAGCTCATCTAGTGAGCCTATAGTTTCTATTCTGTTATTAGACTTACTTACTCGTTGTCCTGTGACTAAGCCTGTTGTGCCATCGTCACCTGTCTTGGTATATATTCTAGCCATGTGGNACCTTTATTATCATGATTGGTTTTTCTAGCTTCTGGGTATATTTAATTGCATAGTGAGTGCCTTTGCTTTTAGTATCCCAGATTGCTAGAACTCTATCTGCATTGTCTATCATTTGTTTAGTACGTATAAAGAAGTACTTGCTGTCAAACTCAGATGAGCTATCTAGTAAATGGTAAGGTAGAAACTCTACCACATCATGCCCATGTGAATGAGCATAATGTTTTGATAGAGGATCAACACCTTTAGCACTACCTATTAAGAAAGTAATGGAAGAGGAAGGGAGCTCTTTAATAAACTTATCTATAATAGGTAATACTTTATCTGCAGAATCAAGGCTTCTGCTGCCTACAATACATACTTTCATATTTCACCATCTAAATCTTTATACCAAGCTAATTGAATTCTTAATATAAAAATATCTATTAATATATAATTAATACGTATGTTGTTAACTTCTGCTTCTGTTAGTTCAATTCCTACCTGCATACCACAGATAGGATGTATTGTTATACCCATCATATTACCTCACAATATCCTGAAGAACATGCTAACTCTTGTGTACCTGTTGTGTTATCATCTTCTTCAATAAATAAAGACCAATCTAGTTTTTGAGGAGTTACTTTGTTTAAAGCATTATATTCATCTAGATTACAGTCTTGATAAGGAGCTTGAGGATATGTATGATCTGAATGTGGTAAGAAAGAAACACCACTAATTTCATCAAAATGTTTCCATACCCATGCACCAACTTCAACCCATTCTTTATCTTTAACAGATATAGTTACTGATGGTTTATGTTCACACCAATGACGTTGATAGGTTAACCATAAATCTAATTGCTCTAAAGCAGTCCTACTATCTCTAGTTAGGGCTCCTTTAGGAGCTTTAATTGCAAAACTAAATACTGCTGTAGAGTCAGGATGGAACTGTTCATCTTCTACTGTAACTCCTGCATCTTTAAGGAAGTTGTAGATTGGGTCTTTTTTGTCCATTCTAATAGTTCGTATGTATTGGGCATTGTGTCTTGCATGAATACCTGAAGCAGAATCCACGAGTTGACTGACAGTACCAGAAGGTTTAATACAAGTAATGGAAGCACTAGCAGGTATTTCAAGAAGCTCTGCATACTCTTCATTAGTTTTTCTAGCATGATCTCTTAACCTTTCTAACATCTTAGGATCTGGATTAGAAGTAATTTTAGCATCCATAATACCTGTTAAAGAAACACCAAGAAGTCTTTCTTCTTCTGTATTTTGTTTCCATTCTGCTGACAAAAACTTAAAGTCTGTTAATGTAGATTGTATAGTACCTAATAAAGTAGCTAATCTAATCTTACGTTTTAACGATTCTTCTGTATCATCTGCCCTGACAACAACTTCTGTAAGGTTACAGAATTGTTTATCACGTAAGATAATCTCGCTACAAGGGTTGGTTCCGTAGCTAAGACTTGGATCTCTTCGTCCCCACTTAGCGGCTTGACTTTGTGAAGCAATTCTATTAAAGATTCCTCGCTCACCTGACTTTGATTTGACCAAAGATAACCATTCTTCCATGAAAGTCTCACTGTCAGGTGTTTCTGTGTAGGCAACGGAGTTATTCGCAAGACCTCTATGTGGGTTTTCATTATACCAAGCTCCCATTTTAGCTTCACGCATTCTGCGATCAGTTAGATTAGATAAAGAGATAAGAGCAGATCGTCGTACTCCACCTACTACAACGATCTGTCCTATCATACACATGATGTCATGTACTTCGATAGATGAAAGCTTACGACCTCTAGCCTGCTTAAAAGTATCTATTACAAAATCGAATAGTTGTTTTAATGGATCAGGTCCACTGGCTCTTCCTCCAAAGGTCTTGAGTCTAGCGCCTGCAGGTCTTACTTTAGTGAAATCAAAGTTAGGTATATCACCCTCATATAAATGAGAGATTAACTTTTTAAAGGCTTTAGCCCAACCTAACTTGCTATCTTCGACAACTATGACATCATCACATAACTCTACTTTGTCAGGTACAGCAGGTAGTTTATTAGTTTCTTGTCGTTCACAAGAGAATCCTACACCTGTCCCATTCATAAGAATGTAAAGTGCTTCACTAAAAGCACGTTTATTATTTACAGCTAAGTAACTACAGTTATAAGCTGCTATGTTGTCCCTTTCACATGCCTCTCCTGCTGTCATCATAAGACGCATGGATGGCATAACTTCAAGATTAAGGACTGCTTCTTTTAATTCTGCAATATCTTTTGTTAGTTTAGGAGCTTTAGTTTCTAAATAGTTAGTAAGTCTACTAACTGTTTCTTCCCAAGTCTCACGTCTTTTCTTTTCTGGTATATATCTTGCGTATCTTGATGAATGAATTACTTGTTGATATAACGTAGGTAACTCATTCTTTATCGTCGTAGTCATAAAAATCAAACCCTTCTTTAGTATCGTTAATTAAATCTCTAAGATCGTCTTGGAGTTCTTCTACTCTATCTATAAACTTATTGACTATATCTTCTGATGTAAGTCCTAATGTTTCTATTAAAGTTATTTCATCTATATTGTAAAGCTCTTCAATAAGTTCTGAAATTGTAAGCATTATTTCTCCTTCACCTTTTTAGTCTCCTTTGTTTTTTGTTTAAAGATCCTATCATAGTTGTCTTCATACTTTTTATTGTTAGCTTTAGAATTAAACTTAGGGCTTTCAAACTGTGTCACTATTTGTCTCCTTTAAATATACATAACATACTTGGAAATGGTGCTGAGTTTTTAGCATTTCCAAATTTTAATCTTCCCTTAATAAACCTTAGCTCTGCTTTGCCATACACATATTCATGAAACCATTTTGTATCTGTTCTTGACGGAACTAAGAATACAATCGTTTTAGATTCTTTGTTTAACTCTTCATGTGCTTTTATTAAGAATCCTTTTATATTGGAATATGGCGGATTAACAAACACTGATGTTCCCCAGTCAATCTTTAATCCATCTACTTCAGACTGTAATGGACATGGATCAAATGTAAAATTAAACTCATCATTTAACTTGTCATATAAATCTTTTGGTGTTGACCAGTCATCTGTGTTGCTGCTAAATAATGCTTTATCTACCATATTACTTTTTATCTTTCTGTGTCATTGTTTAACTCCTTTAGCATTTCAATAAAGTGTATAGCTTTATCTANATCTTGTATTCCTCCTTTGTCTCGCCATCTACAAAGGTATTTAATTGCACATCCTTCTATAAAAGGTATGTTGTTTTTGTATATAAACTCAGTAGGTTGTATTACAAACTTAGAGTAATGTTTACCACCTACTTGTTTTTTCAAAGCTTGTACCATATTATATCACTTTCTACGACGTTTGTCAATACCATATTTCATATTTACATAATTTAATGACACTGCCATCTCATCAAAACTACCATTATTTACTTCATGGAGTACATAGAAACCTCTCCAATGGTTATTAGATTGACTACTTAGATAAGACTCATCATGTTCATAACAACTACCTGCTATAATACAAGTAATTTCAGAGCCATCTGCTTTTCTAGCATAGGCAATCTGCCTACCTTGCTGATGCCCTGCGAAGCATGACATGTGTTTCTTTGTAATGAGAGCTTGTGCTGATGTGACTGGTCTTCCCATGACACCAGATGCAAAGTAATGTGAGTAAGCAATCCCATCGACCACAACCACGTCAAGAAAATCATGTACTTCCCAACCGTATTGTTCATAATTTAAATCCTTTATGCTAATTAGTTCTTCTAGTTTACGATCATTCTCTATTGCTCTATCTATTCTGTCTTCATGGTTCCCTAATGTAAGTATCATACGAGGATTATAAACTTTCTTTTTAAGTTTACGTTGTCTTTCTTGAAACTTCCATAGTGGTGTTAGTAAAGCTTCCATACCTTTATGTACAGCTTTAATATCAGCTTTGTATGTACGTCCTTCAAAAGATTTTTTACCTACATCATAGCTTGATAAGCTAGGCATATCAGCAAAGTCACCAATACATACAATAACTTCTGGTAGTTTTTCTGTTATATATTTACCTATGTTTTCTAAATATTTAACAGAAATGCCAGGCTTAACCTGGCAATCTGGTATAACTAAGTGTTTCATTGTAACGTCCCTTCGTTCTGTTCCATACCTCGTACTTCTAGTTCGGTATCTTCTTCATTTATTTTAATAATGCCTGCTCTAATTAGATCTTTAATAGCATGATCCATTAAGAACTCAGCTTCTAAATTATCTACACTGAAATCAAAATCATAAGAACCATCCTCATTTCTTCTTAAATTTTTTATAATCATTTATCCAATCCTTCCTATAATCTAACCATAAGAAACCATTCTTTTCAGCCCACATAGCATATGTAGTTTTACTTCGTTTAGTTATCTTATTGTCAGCATTCATAAATAAAAAGATAATGGTTATGTGTGGGTTGGATTCTTTAAACCATACCATTTTCTGTCTTGTTGCTAAATCTAACTTACCTTTTGCTTCGATATATACATTACGAGCCATTTTAAAATCTGGTATATACTTACGATGAATTACAGGTTGTATGTAAGCATGTTTATCAGGTTCGTATTTAACTGATGGGTAATGTTTACGTAGGTCTTTCCAGACCTCTGCTTCAAACTTACTTTTGAAAGCTGGCATAACGTTCCTTATACTTCTGTCTATCGTTACGTAGTATCCACAGACAAGAAGCATTCATAAGAAACTCATTATCATTACCATAGGCATGTCGTACTATGTTAAGCATTTCTTGTTCTGAAGATGCTTCAGCGAGAAGAACCTTAGCTTTTTTGTCTCCCATGCCTTCAATACCTTTGATATTGTCACTACGATCTCCTTTGATACACTGTTCATAAAATAGACGAAGACCTTCTAATTCAGTTTGTTCTGTGAATGTATCAGGTCTTGTCCAACCTTTTCCATTAATCTCCCAAGAAAAGTGTTGACCTGGTATTTGTAACAAGTCTTTATCTAAACTACATATGATAGTATCCTTAGTTTGATAGATACCAAGCATATCATCTGCTTCTAGTCCTTCATCTGCTACCTCAGCATTAAGTTCAGACACACTCCAAGCACGTAAGTCATCAAGATGCTTAGGTTTAGGAGCTGTTCTGTTAGCTTTATACTCAGGATAGATTTGTTTTCTAAAGTTATTAGTACCTGTTAAGAAAGCTCTATAAGAGCTAGCACCTGTTTTTGCAAGTATTTGATCAAACAGTTCGTTAGCTCTGTATATAGCTATACCTAAGTCATCATTCTCTGCGCTTGCTGCGCATCGAAAGCATACTAAATCTTGGTCAATTAAAGCTTCCATATTAGTAAGGAATGTCTCCAGTTAGGTCATCGATAGCATTTGCAGTGGAGGAGTTACCCTCCATTACAAATCTTTCATACTGCTTAGCTAAAGCTACAACATCTGCACTAGATAATGGTTTACCATGTGTTGCTAGTGTAGCTACTGCATTAGATAAAGAGCTTTGTCTTACAATCATTA